GAGATTTAATAATCGGCATAATTGGCCTCCTTATTTAACTTTAATTTTGCGGAATACACCTGCAGCTTTAGATGCTTTTAATGCAACCGCGGCAACCATTTCGACCTCGCCTTTTTTAACTGCACCAGCATTGGTGAAGTCAGGCAACCACAAATTAACCACATTATCGCCAGCCAAAGAAACACCGTGGAAACCATCGAGGCCAAGGCGTGCGACATATAAAGAAGTTTCACCTTGACCATTAATACCTACCACAGGGTCATTGCTACCAGCTTTGGCACCAAGGTCAACTAATGGTGTAATTCCGTAATATTCAACTTGTTGTCCGAATTCATTTAATTGAGTAGAGTACATCGCAGAACGTCTAGCTACTGCTCGAATTTTAGCAATCAATTTAGAGTTGCCCATAATGGCAGATGGCGCACCATCCAAGCCTAAAAGGAATTCATCGAGTTGGTCTAAGAATGTCTTGTAGTTTGCATCAATAGCACCACTATCAGACAAATCAATAGCTGCTGTAGGTGTATATTCAGTAGAAGATCCTAAAAGTGCCTTGTCTAAACCATCAAATGCTTTAGCGTTGGTACCAGTATCGCCATTAATAACTGTGTCATTAAACAATGCAGTTGCAGCCTTGACCTTTTGTTCGATTTGTAATGTTACTTCATCAACAATACCGCCCATTTTAGCGATTACACGGTCGATTTCAAAGGATCCGCCAAATACTTTCAAATCAACAGTATGACGTTTACGAGTTACACTTTGAGGTGTGTATTCAGCATTAATATCACGGAAATCTGCAGTTGGTTGTGTTAATAATCGAGTATAACCATAGGTTAAAGTACCGCCACCGCCAGTAGGAGATACAGCATCATCAAATGTTAAGTTTTCAAATAAAAAAGACGATTTACGGAATTCATCAATAACTCCCATTTGTAAATCGTCTTGTACGTTAAGTTTTGCTTCAGCTAATGTAATTGGCATTAGTTTATTCCTCCGTTATTAGAATTTATAAAATTTATTGGGCTTCAATAGCAGCCGCTACGGCCCCCTTTAAACCTACTGGCTTATTACTGCCAGAATTGTTGCTTCCTGCACCGCTTGTGCCTGAACCACTTCCGCGTTTTTGTACATCTTTAATTGCATAATCTTTACCTTTTAGCCATTCATCTACACAATCGTCAACAGTTCCACTAGTACCATCAGGCTTAATATATCCATAAGTACCATCTTCGTTGACTTTGATGTTACCAACAATCAGCTTTGAAAATTCCTTAGGATCCATAGCGTTACGCTTCGTCAAAGAATCAACCACGGCTGCAGAAATTTCAGACTGTACACGTTGTGCATCAGCATTTTCTCTTGCTTTACGCTCGGCCTCTACAGAATCCTCCAGGGTTTTAATTCGTTGCTGCATAGCTACAATACCTGCATCATCTTTAATCCCTGTAGAGGTGATTTTTTCTAGCTTGCCTTGCGCATCAGCAAGCTCACGGTCGGCTACTTCTTTTGCCGCTTTTGCTGCTTTCGCCTCATCATTCTTGGCATTAAATTGACTCTTGGAAACGTAGTTTTCACCATAATCCTTAGTCACTGCCTCTGCTTGTTCCTCCGTTAACCCTAACTTAATTAGTTCCTCTTTTGTCATCTGTATGACCTCCTGTAAAATAAACTTTTCCCTCTTCGCTTTATTTTCGTGAGCCACACCTCACGACCGCGGTCTTGTTCTTTTACGCCTGCAATACTAAAAAGGCAACAAAAAAAGCACTTGCTTATGCAAGTGCTAAATCACCTATTATAAATTATTAAATTTCTCGAATCCCAGCTATTTCACTAGCAAATAATTCATATTCACCAACATCTATAGACGCTTCGTCTGGCTCATTATTTACGCTAGATGTATAACCCAATAATTTGCCTTTCATAGTATCTCCATCAACGAATATGACTTCAATATTTTCTGACTTGATTTCATCGTATCGTCTACGCAATTCTTTTTCTGTCATTTTCGTTCACTTCCCTTCGGTACTATATGAATGCCTTTATTAGATACATGCACAGTCGCAAAGCTAGTACTCCGTTTCGCTCCTGTCTCTTCATGTACATCATACCCAATATGTGGGTATATATCAACTAGTATTTTATGGTTCCAATCGCCATTACGTGTAAACCCTATTCCTCCATTATTCGCTCCAACTCTTATTGCCTTCAATACATCAGAATGTGATGGTTCGACATCGTAATAGCTTTTATTTTTTGAGGCATCATATAGCTTACCATCTTTTACATGCATGCTCTGCCGAGCTACATATGATTTATTAAAATATGGAGAATTAATATAGTCTATAATGCGAGCTTTGACATCTTCTTTAATTTCGCCATCTTTCCGTTTTGAGATTTCTTCGACACGAACTTTACCATCTTTTATGTAGTCTTTTAGACTCTCAATCACCGGGAGTCTGCGTTTAAAAACATCTCCACTCCACCCCCTAGCTTTTTCAGTCCACGATATATGCCCATTCATTACTAAGTTGCGTCCATTTACCCCTAATATTTGTTCTTGTTCTGTTTTATTCAACGTCTTTAAATATGACAATCCGCCGGCTTCTACATTAGGCTTTGCAACAGTATTATTAATCATGCCATCGATAACTGGCATAATGCGACAAAGGCAATGTGGATGTGCTGGCAAATGTGGGAACTTATCCTTTGGATACACTCCACGGCCTAACCCATATAAATCTGCGTTAGCATATACATCGCAAATATCGACAATAGGGTGACTCGAACTCATTCGCCACCGAAAGGCTACCACATCAGGATCATCTAAATGTCTTGCAATTTCCCCCTCAGCATATGCCCTCGCTCGTTCTGTCCGCGCAATGCGCTCTGCATGATATCTTGCCTTTTCTTGAGTTGCAACGTATACTGCACGACTAACAGATGCAGCATTGCCTTTTTCTATTGCTTCTATCAATTCAGTATAGGCAGCACGCATACCAGGCGTAGTACGTTGTTCTATCAGACTTCTAACACGTCGAAGTTGATACTTAACAGCTTTTCGTTCTGCTTCATTAGTAGGCAATGTAATATTTAGGCTATTAATCCGTTTTAAAAATTTAGGTAATTCGGCTTTATCAATAACCGTATCAGTCCCATAGCCATCAAATAATGCTCGTGCGGTCTCAATCGTACTATTTCCTTTAGACATAGCATCTTGAATCGTAGTAATAACTTCACGTTTTACGGTACCTGATGCATTATGTAGCCTATCAGATAAGTTTAATCCATCAGGTGCCCATGCCTTTTGCATTGCCTTTGAAATGGTTTGTAATTTATATGGCATGCCTGCGATTATTGCACTTTTAGCTGCATCACTTGTTACACCTATATCTACACCATATCCCCTAGCACACTCCTCAACCAACTCATCGATTAACGTGCCTCTCATTGCTTCCATTACAGGATATTTTTTATATGCTTCTTTAACAGCATATTTAGGCGTGTGCCCTTCGTCTAGTAATCGACGTACTTCGGCTTCAAACTCATCAATTATATCGCGTATGACACGTTCGGTATGCTTATTCATCTAGTCGCTCACTGTTCTCATCCGGATTTTCTCCATTTGAATACATGTCATCTAATACTTCTTGCTGTGCAGTAGCTTCCACTTCTTTAACAATAGCATCATACACATTACCGTCAATATTAGGCATATATCCATCAAGGATGCGTTTAAGCACTTCAACATAATATGTTTTAGATTTAAACCCTAAATCAAGGGCTTGCTGTCCTTGAGATAAGCAATCAGCTACATCATTAATGTCAAAGTCCCTTGGATATTCGCATTTATAATCCAGCTGCTCGCCAGTCCACAATTCATATAATGCAATAATAGCTTTCTCTGCATTTTCACACTGTACAGCGAAGTTTGCTAGTCGTTGATTTGTTCTTTTGAATGCCCACTGTTTAGCAACCCCTGATTTTTCCTGCTGAACCCCTACTACAGAATCAACACCACCTATGCGGTACATTTCTTTAATTTCAGCTTCCTTTTCTTGCATGATAATTTGTGCCGGCCCATTATCTGGAGCAATAAAAGCAGGAGGATGACTAGCCTCTGATGGATATAGTAGTACGTTGTTAACGCCCAAGGTTAAGTCTTCTATTCCTTCGTCGGATGGCATGGTTAAAGTAGAAAATGTTTGAGAGTTCAAAATCTGTGTCAATAAACTATCAAGATGATAGACTCTATAGTTCTTTTGTGCTAACGAATAGAACTCTGGATGCGGTAATATAGTTGTTTTCTTAGTGCTACGGCCAAACCATTGCACTACAGGGACACGTCCTAACCCATGTTCACCTTCATTAATAATGCCTCGCCCTTTATCACGAATAGTCCATTTTGTATCTGTCCATTCATAATATACTGTTGAACTACCTCCATTATCATCAGTAATAATCGTTCTATATTCGAATCTAATTATTCGACCTTTGTCATCCAGTTTCCAACCAGTCAAATCACTAGGTTCAACTGAAGTTAAATACGGTAGCCGTCTATCACGTACATTATCAGCCAAACTTTCGCCAAATTCTGCTTCATTGTTAACAATGACATACACAACACCATACATTTTGGCAATCAAAGCTTGTTGCTGAATGTATTCTTGTAATGATGTACCTAATCGATCTGCATCTTTTAAAAACACTTCGAATTTAGCCGTTTCTTTATACTCTCTTCGAATTTCATCATTAAAGATAGGATCTACATTCGCATTAATAATCGCTGCGGTATGATTAGAATAGCTTGATAACTTTTTACGGAAATTATAATTGTCTATGCTTTCTCTTGGATGCTGTTTTAAACCACGACCTAAAGAGAATAACCCGGACCCATAGTACGCATCATGTAATAACTGGTATGCATACTTCTGTTCGTTTGTAATAAACATGTAATGAAGTTCCTCCTAATAAATATCAGAATTGATGGATTTAATAACAGGCGCATTCAAACGTTCAACAACGCCTGTCGTTGCGTCTTGAGCATCATCATGTGCATTTTTACCTTTGCGCTGATACTTATACATGGATGTATAGTATTCAGGCCAGCGGTCCTTAAAGTTAACTGGGAATAAAACATAATCCATAACTTGTGTTGAATTTGATAATATTCTAGCTTCCTTATTTTTACTTTGATGGAATGCAGTAATCTTTGTTCGATTACCTGGATACTTTTCTTTTAGTATCCGTTTAACATTTCTAGCAAAACCACGCCCCCCATTATTAGACTCTATATCAGCAATATTTACACTATTTCGATTTATTAAATCTGCAGTTTGTTCTTCAGTAATTTCCATAGGCGCATCTGTATACAATACATCTAACACATATGCGTAGTCTTTATATACTCCATACACAATAGCGCATAAGAAGTCGTCTCCAGTATCTGCAGAATCCACATAAGCCTTCACTGCAGAGAATAGTGGATATCCTTTATAATCCCTAGGAACATCCTCATATGTACTGAAATAAGAGTATAGCCTACCTTTGACATCAATAGGCTCTTGTTGGTAATTGGCTGATGCAATATCTTCGCCCATTGCTCTAATTTTAGATAGATAGCTATCTTTTGACAGTACATCCGAGCACAGCATACTGCCATCCTCCTGAACCGCTTTCATCATAATCACTTTAGATTTGAACTTAGGATCATCTTTGAAATGCTCGATTGCACGCCCGGCCAAATCATCTGAAGCCCATCGTGTCATGATTATAATAATCTTCCCGCCCTCTTCTAATCGAGAGAGCATTGTGTTTGTAAACCAACTCCAATGTGACTCTTTGACGTTTTCATTATAGGCTTCTTCAGCGTTTTTAATGATGTCGTCAATTATTAAGAGTGTCGCACCAAATCCTGTAGATGAACCGTCAGGGGATGTAGCCAAATAGCTATTATAACCATCCTTCAAAGACCACATATGAGCTGCTCCATCGCCCTCTTTGATTTCAACTCCAGGGAATACATCTGAGAAAACGGTTATATTCTCATCAGCTTTAACTTCCTTGATTGCATTTCGCACTCCCTTGGCAAATGTCTTGGATAAAGTCGCATTGTAAGATCCAGTCATCACCTTTTCTTTGTGGTTTTTACCAAGTACCCATTTTGACAGGTTCTGGGCTGTGCGGCTCTTCCCATGCCTTGGCGGTAAATTAAGAATAAGAACATTGTAGATATCGCCCTCATAAAAGTCTTGTAAAGCATCGCACAAATCAACTAAATATTGACGGTCGTATTCATAAAAGTCACCCTCTAATAGATGGCAAAAATAAAAGAATTCACGTCTCGCAAGTTCATATTTGAACTCCTGTACAACAGCCGGTGTGAATTCCATATTATCTATCCTCTTTTTCAATAACTTTTCTTATTTCTTCAGTACTTAAGCCAGCTAATGGATTGTGATTTACATTAACATCAATCGTCCGATTTCCCATAGAAATATTGGCAACTTCAGCGCGAATTTTATCAATTCTTGCTCGTTGTTCGTCTGTAGCTAACGGACTGCGACACATAACGTCGTACTGCTGAATCATTTTAGTTAAAGTGGCCATTGCCACTGATTGGGCCTTCATAAATACTACTTCTTTATCTACCGAAGAAATAACCTTATCTGTTTTAGGAACAGATCGACTGGTCCCTTTAGCTGGGTCAATAGTAACCTCTGTCCTGTTTTCAGTAACCCGTGTATGGTCTTCTATTCCCTCAACATACATCAGCTTCTGCGCTCTGATAATACGTGCGAATTGAACTTTTATGTTCATGTATAGAATATCAATAGGGCTTGATTCCTCGACTTCCATAACAATGTCTAAAGTTTCTTTTGGTAAATATTTCGCTAGCAATCCGTGCTTAACAGCATTTTGATTTTGTTTAGGCGCACCACCAGCATTGTATAATGCATTATGATTACCAGGCTGGCCCCCTCGTTTTCTTGTATGCGTACTTTTATTTTTTGTATGCATACTTTTTTTTGATGTATCGCGGAACCACCCATAGCGTGTCTTCCACGATTTAACAGTCGCCAATGACACCCCATACTTTTCGGCAATCTCCTTATACTTCATGCCGTTTAGGTAGTCCTTGTGCGCTTGCTGATGTGTCGTCACATGGCAGCACCACCTCACTCAATTCATGTTGTTTACAAAAAACTATTGGGCAACCTCAGAAAATTCTAAGCGTTGCCCATTTCTAATCACATGTACATTTTTATTATTTCCAATAAATTCGATATACCGCTTTACTATTACATCGCAGTATTTAGGATCTAATTCGATACATCTACATCTACGCTTTGTTTGTTCGCAGGCAATCAATGTAGAACCTGAACCACCAAACGGTTCGAATACAAGTTCTCCAGGTTTAGATGAGTTCTTAATTCCCTGCGCACATAATGCAATCGGTTTCATCGTTGGATGTTCGCCATTTCTTAATGGCTTATTAAAGCGCCATATAGAATCACATTCAATACCATTATTAACTTCTATTTCATAGCCAGGCACTCTTACTACAATATGGTCCGTTTCATTAGAAAAATGAAGAATATAGTCATTTCCATCTTTTTCGATTTCAAGAGGAAGATTGTCATCAATCACAGTAGATTGTTTTCTGCCACCATAAAACTTATGACTAGCCCCAGGTTTCCATCCATATAGAATTGGTTCGTGTTTCCACTGGTAATCTTGGCGCCCCATTACAAATGTATTCTTAACCCAAATCAGGCATTGTTTGATAAGTAAATCATTATCTCGAATCGCACGTCTAAATTGACCACCACAGCTATCAGAGTGGCAGATATAAAACGCTCCACCAGGTTTTAATGCTTTGTTAACCAAAGCGAATACATCATCAAGAAATATATCAAATTCAGCATCTGACATATTATCGTTTTGAATGGTAAGAGCTTCCTTTGTACCTCCCTCATAAGCCACGTTATACGGTGGGTCTGTAAATACCATATCAACAACGTCCCCCCCCCAGTAGACAATCAAGAGATTCTGTCTTTGTTGAGTCGCCACACAATAACATATGCTCACCTAACATCCATACATCGCCGAACTTTGTCATAGGTTCTTTAATTGATTTGATAGCTTCTTCTGCATCAAAATCATCCTCATGAACTTCATCTGCCATTACCTGGTTTAATAGGCTAGCTATATCATCGTCAGAATAACCTGTGAACTCAGCAAAATCTCCCGTATCAGCTAATAACTCTCCTAATAAGGTATTATCGATATCTGATAGTTCGGCGATTCTATTGTCTGCAATCAGGTCTGCATACTCTGCAGCTTCGCTTTCATAATCCTGCCGGTCAATTGGAACAGTATCTAGGCCTAATAATTGTGCAGCCATTAACCGCCCATGTCCTCTTACAATAAACCCAGAACGGTTACTCACCGTAATCGGAGCTCGCCAACCTTGTGCTTTTATCACTTTGGCTAACAACTCTACTTGTTTATCACTATGATGGTTAGGATTTCTAGGGTTTGGAACTACAGAGGTAATATCTACTAAATCTGTATACGCGCAATGGATCATAATGTTATCTGCCATTATTTCAGCACTCCTTTATTCTGCTTATATTTACCGCACTCCTTATGAACCTTTGCGGTTTTTGTCTTTACTAACGAATGTGATGGTGCATACGATTTACACATATGGTCTATATGAATTCCATTGGCCTTACACCAACCTTTTACATTATTGAGGCATCGCCTCTTTTCACAATACACATCTGTCAATCGTATTCACCTCGCTTCCTTAAAATTTGTATGCAAAAAGACCACCTAACCGTATGGATTAAGTGGTCTTTTGCTT